CACGCCGGACACGCCGGTCACGGAGGCGCGGCCGTCGCTCGACGATGTAATCAGCAAGGCACTGGATGAGGCCGAAAGCGAGCCATCCAGCGACCGCGCACGAGACGAGAAGGGCCGCTTTGCCCCGAAGGCAGGCGAGCCCACCCCATCCGAGGCCGGCGAGGCTCCCCCCGAGGGGACATCCGAGACCGCGCCCGTTGTAGCGAGTACCGCGCCAAAGCCAGAAGCCCAGCCGGAGATTTCCGAGGGGCACTTCCGGGGATGGGCGCCGGAGCAGGTGCAGCAGTTCAAGGCGTTGCCCCCGGAGGCGCAGAAGATCGCGCTCGACGTGGTGCAGGGCCGCGACCGTTTCTATTCCGAGCGCATTGCCGAGTATGAGCAGGCCGTCAACGCCGCCCGCCCGCTGGTCAACGCGCTGCAGCCCCATGAACATCGCATTCGCCAAGTGACGCCAGATCCGGCGGCCTACGTGGCGCACGTGCTCGACATGGATCACCGGCTGCAGTTCGCGCCCTATGCGGAGAAGGTGCAGCTGTTCGCGCAACTTGCCCAGCAGATCGGCGTTCCGTTCGCCCCTCCCGAGCAAGACCCGTTCGCCGATCCCATGTCACCCATGGGGCAGGCTTACCCGGTCGTTCATGACCTGCGCAATCAGGTCGTTCAACTGCAGGCGAGACTGCAGCAGTTTGAGTCGCAGAACAGCCAAGTCGAGCAGCAGAAACTGGCTTCCACCATCCAGGCTTTCACCTCCCAGACCAACGCCGATGGATCGCCCAAGTATCCTCATTTCAATGAGGTTCGCGCGACCATGGGTCAGCTTCTGAAGGAGGGCAAGGCCAACACGCTGGAGGATGCCTACAGCATCGCCGTGAAGCCGATCGAGGATCGCATCTCGCAGGAGATCACCCGCCGGCTGAGTGCTGCTGAAGCTGCGAAACAAGCCGCATTGTCCAAAGCCAGGAAGGCCGCTCCCGTTCGCACGAACGGCGTGGCCCCAGGCGGCGTGACCAAGGCGGGCGGGCTGGACGCGATCATATCTGCGGCGCTCGACCAAGCAGGCATCCAATAAGGACCACTGAGCTATGCCGTCACCGAACTCATCCTTCACCGACCTCATCACCACGACCTTGCAGGGCTACTCCGGCGAGATCGCGGACAACATCACCAACCACAACGCTTTGCTCAAGCAGATCGAGCGCAAGGGCAACGGCAAGGAAGCGACTGGCCGCACCATCGTCCAGGAACTCGAGTACGCCGAGAACCCAAACGTCATGTGGTACGCGGGCGCCGAGCCGCTGCGCATTGACGCCTCCGAGACCATGACGGCGGCAGAGTTCAACTACAAGCAGCTCGCTGGCAACGTCACGATCACGGGCCTCGAGGAAATCCAGAACAGCGGTCGCGAGGCGGTGCACAATCTGCTTTCGGCCCGCATGAAGAACCTCAAGAAATCGCTCACGAACACTGTGGCGACGGCGATCTATGCCGATGGGACGGGTTCGAGCGGCAAGGAGTTCGGCGGGCTCCAGCTGCTCGTGGCCGACACCAACACCAACACGGTCGGCGGCATCAGCGGCACGACCTACGCGTGGTGGCGCAACTACGTCTATGATTTCTCGACCCTCTCAATCACGGCGTCGTCCACCACCATCCAGCGCGCCATGAACACCGCATGGATCAACACGATCCGCGGCACCGACTCGCCCGACATCATCACCGCCGGGCAGACCTACTTTCTGTACTACCTGGAGAGCCTGCAGGCGAACCAGCGGTTCACTGACACCAAGGGCGCGGGCGCCGGCTTCACCAACATCGCCTATGCCTACGGCGGCAATACCCCGGTGGTCTACGACGACCAGTGCGCCGCGACGCGGATGTACTTCCTGAATACGGATTACATCTTCATGCGGAAGGCACGTGGTCGGTGGATGAAGCCCGCCCCGGACAAGGCGAGCGTGAACCAGGACGCCGTGGTCATGCCGATGTACGCGGCCGGCAACATGACGATCAGCAACCGCGAGCGGCAGGCTGTGATCTGCGCTTGATCCAGCCCCACGCTACAGGAGAACACCACCATGATGCTTTCAAGCATTGACGTTACGGCTGTTCATTCGTCAGCCGAATTCGCGCTCGGCACACTCGCGGCCCTGACCACGAGCCAGGGAACAAAGCGTTACAAGTACGTCCAGTATGATACCGGCGCGGGCTCTGTCGCAGCCGTGGCCGGCAATGTCTGCTACGTCTACGCTGTGTCCGGCACGTCGGCCGGGCAGGTGCACGTCGTCACGTCGGACCTGTCGGACTCGGCAGAGGTCGGCGCTGGTGTACTGCAGTCGGCTCCCACCGATGGTCAGTACTGCTGGATACAGGTGCGCGGCCAGGCGACTTTGACCACGGCGCTCACGGCCGGCGCTGACGGCGACCCGCTCACGCCGACCGGCGCGACGGACGGCACGCTCGACGTGACCACGGCGAGCACCGATCACATCTGCGCCGTCGCCATCGATGCGTCGGCGAAGATCGTGCTTTGCATGTTCCCCGACTGACGACAACCGGCCGGGCAGGATGGTCCTGCCCGGCCACAACCGAGGTGACACATGAGCGAAGTGCTCGGCAAAGTGCGTGCCAAATTCTTCCGCGGCGAGTCCGGCCGCGATTACATCGAGATCAGCATCATCGGTGATACCAACACCGTGGTTCGCAAGGTGACGCCAGCCGACACGGAGCGGTTCGCCAAGGATTGGGCCGCCTACAGCTCCGGCAATCAGGAGATCCCCATCGAGGGCTCGCCGCTGACGGACGTTCCTGGCGTCGATAACAACGTCGCGCTCGGCTACCGCTTGAAAGGCGTTCGCACGGCCGAAGAACTGGCCGCGCTCGACGAAGCGGCAGCCAAGTCGCTCGGCATGGGCGGGTTGACCTCTTGGCAGGCGGCTAAGAACCTCATTCGCATGCGCGAGTTGGAGGCGCTGCAGGCTGTTGCTGCTCCGCGCCGTGGGCGGCCGCCGAAAGATGCCGCTGACGAGCCCGTGAGCACCTGACCACATGAGCCTGCTGACCATCATCCAGGCGGCAGCCGATCGGATCGGCATCCCGAGCCCGACAGCGGTCATTTCGTCGAGCGAGCCTAACGTTCGCATGATGCTCTCGCTCTCCAATCAGGAGGGTGTTGAGCTGGCCCGCCGGCACGCTTGGCAGCGCATCACCAACGAACACACGTTTGCGACCGTCAACGGCACGGTCGCCTATGCCCTTCCGACCGACTTCGATCGGCTGTTGGAAGGCACGATGTATAATCGGACCCAAGACCGGCTGGTGGTGGGTCCGATCACGCCGCAGCGCTGGCAGCAGATGCAGGCCAACTTGACTGTCGGCACATGGACGGCGGTCTACATCCGCGGCAACTATTTGCGGCTCACGCCCACGCCAACAGCAGCCGAGACGATCGCCTACGAGTACGTGTCGAAGTACTGGTGCGGGCTCGCCGCTGACACGTCGGCCACGGCGCTCAAATGGGCCAACGACGACGACATCACGTTTCTGGACGAGGAACTGGTGTCGCTCGGTGTCGTGTGGCGATTCCTGCGGGCTCGCGGTCTCGACTACTCCGAGGCATTCCGCTCGTATGAGGAAGCTGTCAGTGAGCGCAAGGCGAATGACGGCGGCATGCGCATTCTCGATCTCGGCAACCAGCCCGGCACAACGCTTTCCGATCCTTCCATAGCCGATGGAAATTGGTCGCTCACCTGATGCTGCAGCGCGCCCCGCTTCGCCCTAACGCCAAACGCCGCCCCGTCGCCCGGACCCGTCCTTTGCCGTTCCCGGTGGGTGGCTGGGACGCCGCGTCGCCGCTGTCCGCCATGCCTGAAGACCGGGCGGTTCAGCTCAAGAACTGGTTTCCGCGCCCCGGCTATGGCGAGATCCGGCGCGGGTACGTTCGGCACGCCTATGACGTCGGCACGGACACGTCATCGGTTGAAAGCTTGATGGCGTGGCGCGGACCTGCATCGTCCAAAATGTTCGCGGCGGCAGGCACGGCCATCTATGACGTGACGACGCCTTCAACGGCGGCCAGTTCGTCGCTGACGGGGCTCAACAACGCGCGCTGGCAGCACGTCAACATCACCACGGGCGCCGGCCATTACCTTTGGATCTGCAACGGTGCTGATGATCCGAGGCACTTCAACGGCACGGTGTGGGCCACGCCATCGCTCACTGGAGTGACGGCCACCAGCATCGTGCACGTCAACAGCCACAAAAAGCGGCTGTGGTTTACGATCAACGACAGTCTCACGGCTTACTATCTCGCCACTGATGCGGTAGCCGGTGCGGCCACGTCGTTCGCGCTCGGGAGCGTGTTCACGCGCGGCGGGCACCTCGTGGCCATGGGCACGTGGTCGCGTGATGGCGGCTCCGGCCCCGATGACTACGCGGTGTTCATCTCGAGCGAAGGGCAGGTTGCTCTATACCAGGGCACAGACCCGGCCAGCGCTAACACGTGGTCCCTCGTTGGCACCTACGACGTGCCGGCCCCGATTGGCCGGCGGTGCTTCGTCAAGTACGGCGCGGATTTGGCACTCATCACGCTGGAAGGCGTGTTTCCGCTGTCTCAGCTGCTCTCGGTCGATCAGAGCCAAGCCGGCCGGGTCGCGCTCACGGCCAACATCTCGCCGGCCTTCAACAGCGCGGCGCGCTCCTACGCGTCGGTGTGGGGCTGGGAGGCGATCGTCTATCCGCGCGGAACGCGGCTCATCGTCAACATTCCGAGCAGCGAGAATAGCGCGTCGGGTCAGTATGTCATGAACACCCTGACCGGCGCGTGGTGTGAGTTCGACAGCCACAACGCCAACTGTTGGCTGGTCTATGACGATAACCTGTACTTCGGCGGCAATACTGGAACCGTATTCAAGGCCGACACCGGCTCGCTTGACTTCGATCAGCCCATCACGGCCACGGGACAGACCGCCTACACAGCGCTCGGCACGGCGCAGACAAAGCGCTGGCTTCAGTGCCGCGCGCTGCTGACCGGGACGGGCGCCTACCGGCCACAGATCGGCATCAGCACGGATTTCTATGAGACCTCGGTACTCTCGCCGGGGTCGTTCGCGGCGCTTCCGTCGTCGGCGCAGTTCGGCACAGCCTTGTTCGGCACCGCGGTGTTCGGCTCATCCGTCAACGTGTCGTCCGATTGGATCGGAATGGCCGGCATTGGCGCGTTCGGGTCAATCAAGTTCGTCGGCCGGGTGGGCTTCGACGCCAGCATTGCCGGTGGCGAGTGGAGCACGGCCACGTGGGGCGCGTCCACGTGGGGCGCCAACGGTTCGGTAGAGGAAAGCCTTGTGATCAACGGGTTTCTGGTGATGGCAGAGACCGGGGGCGCGCTCTGATGCATCTCGTGCTCGGCCATGACGCGACCGTCAACGCATGGGTCGCGCTTCGCTACGGCGTCCACGTTCAGCAGCAGCCGTCTGTTTCCATGGGCGTCATCAACCGAGACGGCGTGCTGGTCGGGGCGTTTGTGCTGACCGCCAAAAACGACACGACGGCCGAGCTTCACCTGTACGGCAAGACCAGCAACGACACATGGCGGGAGATGTTCGCGCGCGTGTTCGGGTCGGGCGTCTACCGCCTCGAGATCCGCACGGCCAAGAGCAACCGCGCGGTTAAGAAGGCCGCGCCGAAGTTCGGGTTCAAGTTCGAGGGCGTTGAACGCGACTACTACGGGCGCGGACAGGACGCGCTGCGGTTCTACATGACGCCGGAGGCTTGCCGGTGGCTCAAGAGGGGTGACGATGGGCTCGCTGTTCAAATCTCCTAAAGCGCCGGCACCAATCAACGTCGCCGCGGTCGGCCAACAGCAGGCCGCCGAGAACACGCGAACGGCGCAGCAGCAGGCGGCCTACAATCGGCCGAACCAGACCGACGCCTTCGGCAACACCGTGAACTGGAGCCAGAACGGAACCGATGCCAACGGCAACCCGGTGTTTCAGGTCAACCAGCAGCTCGGCGCCAAAGGCCAGCGCATGGCCGGGGGGCTCGGTGGGCTGGCCGATCGCTACTTTGGCCAGGCCGGCGAGTCCACCGGCATCGATCGCGCGCTTGGCATGTACGATCAAACCATGGACCCGCGCAACGAGCGCATGCGGGCCGCAGCGGAAAGCCGACTGCGGAACCAAGGGTTCGACCCGTCGAGCGAGGCGTTCCGTTCGCAGATGGGCGATGTTGCCTTGCAGCAGAACGAGGCCCGCAACAACTTCGCCACGGGCGCTTGGGGGCAGGCCATCAACGAGCGCGGCCAGCAAATGCGCGAGCTGTCGCCGGGCGTCCAGTTCGGCATGGGCACGGTGTCGCCCAACATGGTCAACGCACCGGGCGTCAACGTCGGCACGGTGGATTACATAGGGCTCAACAAGGCCAACTATGACGGCCAAATGAACCAGTACAGCCAGCAAATGCAGCAGCGCAACGCGATGCTGGGCGGGCTTGCCGGCATCGGTGGCGCGATGCTCGGTGCGCCGCTCGGTGGCGGGGCTAGCGTCGGCGGAAGCCTGTTCTCAAGAATGTTTGGCAAATGAGCCAGCCCCTTACGCTTCGCTACAACAACCCCGGTGCGGTCGAGTTCAAGCCCTGGATGGGCGCCTATGGCGCCACGCTGGGGCCCAACGGGCGCTATGCGCAATTCGAGACCCCAGATCAGGGGTATTCGGTCATGGGGCGGATACTCGACACCTACCAGAACAAGCACGGCCTCAACACCGTGTCTGGCATCGTCAATCGGTGGGCGCCGCCCAACGTCGATAACAACTCCACCGGCAGCTACATCAACAGCGTGTCTCGCCGGCTGGGGATTGATCCCAACGCGCCGCTCACGCAGGAGCAGCGCACGCCGCTGATGCAGGCCATGGCCGCCTATGAGGCTGGCCGCGCGCCTGCGCCGATGGGTGGTGCAGCACCCCCCGCATCCTCTACGCCCCCCGCATCGCCAGGAGCCGCACCAATGAATCCAATGGGAGCCGCGCCT